CAAGGAGTGCTCCTATCCCGCCAGATGCCAAGTCTCCAAAGCCTCGGATAGTCACATCCTCAATCGTCTGGAGACCTTGGATGCTCGACCTCACGTCTTGCAGGCCACGCGGGTCTGGTCGAGTTCTTATCTCATACTTCACCGTTCCTTTCTCCCCTTCAGCAGTTTGGGCTAGCCAGACATTGGTGAACATCAGGGGAAGGATGTTCCTAGCCTTGCCTGGCAACATTAGCTGGGTCTCGATCTTCTTGGTCTTCTCATCCTGGAAGGTCGTGAAGTGGCTGGTGCAGTAGAGGCTGATTGGTAGGGAGGAGATACTTCCGAAGACGTCGGCCATCTTGCTTCCCACCACTCGATAGTCGCCCAGCTCCTCAATATCTCCATAGCGATTGTTAATAAATAACTGCCGGTCCATCACTGATTTAGACAGGAAGGTCAGGCTGTCCAGAATAAGCCAGTCGTAGTCATTGAAGAAGCCCTTCTCCACCTTCGCGTTGATATCGTCTATCCACTTCATGTAGACCTTGGGCTCGAGCTTCTTGCCAGCTCTAGGTACGTCCGACTTGGAACCCTTGTTGAAGCCTTTTAGAGTAGCATCCATCTCTAGGAAGTCCGGATAGAACTCTTCATAGTCGACGTTACATCCCCTGAGTGTAGACATAGAGTTGGGATCGAAGATGTAGGCGAACTTCCGACCGGGCAGGGTCCATATCTGGGCCGTCTTACCTGTTCCCGTCTTTCCAGCTACCAGTATTCGTTCTTGTGTACTTAGGGTGGCGTCTTTGGCGTTGGGCATCTCTGCTAGCATCCTCCAGAAGTCAAGGCGCTTTCTCTTGAAGAGCAGTGGCTCTTCCATGTGCTTATCTAGCATTGTATTCCTCTTGTAGGAGTGGTGCAGCTGGTTGCGCAGCTGCACCGTGCTCTAGTATGAGGGAAACGCTCTCGCACTACTCCTCTATATGGTGGATCGGCCCACCTGCCATGCTGGGATCACTCTTGCCCCGGCATCTTGGTTATAGCCCTAACTGCCCACATGCAGCTATTCTGCAGATCGGTCTTGGCCATCGAGATATCCCTGCTGGAGCCGAAGGCCATCTCGACCGCAGTAAGTGCCTGCCAGGAATTCTCATAGACTGTCTTGGTAACGTCCATCATACGCTTCTGGTCATCGCTCAGTGTACCGTAGTTCTTCCGAAAGGGATCACCCTTTATCGTTGCCATCTGTCACTCCTTCTATAGGTCCAATGTGTTCAAGAGGATCCCAACGCTTCGCTGTAAAGCCTGCCGGAATAGGTCGGTCGATGGGATTGGGCCACGCCTTACAGAGACCAAGATACGCACACGCACTATTGAAGTCCCAGCAGCTGTTGGTATTTTTAGGGAATGCTCGTAGGTAAGGGTCGGACGCCTTCGACCTTTTATGCTCAGATTTGTCTTCCTCAATGCGCCTGATCCAGTCTTGGACTTCCCAGAGCCAGCCGTCGAGGTGCTGGAGCTGTCGCTCGACTGGGATGAACATAAATCCTTCGTCGCTTTTGTGGACAAGCGCGGCATCTACCCAGACTCCTCCTACCTGGTCAGGAAACATCATGTGGAGAGCATACAGATAGCCGTCCACCTGCGCGTTGGGACTAAATGAGTCCAAGAAGGTGGATCGAAACTTCCCTTCCTTCCGGTAGGCCGTTGTGGTCTTGTGCTCAATGCCAATGATCTTTCCTCGCCGCTTGACAACCTTGTCGATTTTCCCTACATAAAACAGAGTGGGGTCCTTTGGGTCGAGCGGAACAGCGAAGGGCTTCTCCATTGACACTAGCTCAAAGTCATCCCTATTCCGGGACCTATAGTCGATATAGGCAACGATCATCTCTAGGGCCTGACTGGGCGTCCTGGGAGATAGCTCCTTCTCCTCCTCATAGCCGATCTCGTCGGGAGGAGGCATCCCTTCATCTTGCCAGTACTTGCAGAAGGCGATATAGGCCGCTTTGGCCAGTATCTCCTTGGAGGGCATAATCGCAGGAGGGGTCATCCCTGCCCAGATGACCTCCATCGCTGCGTGCCAGCCGCCTCCAAACACTAGGGGTGTCCTGGTTCCGTCGGGACGCCAATCTCGGACATGGCGATAGTAGAACAAGCGAGGACACCGCTTGTAGTCGGATATCCTCGTGTTGTCGTATAGCCTCAGGACCCTGTCGGCCCTCTTGTCATGGTTGCAGGTCACTTGCCATCTCGTTCGTATAGGGTCTGACGTAGATAGACACAGGCGTCTAGCAGCTCAGCATATAAGTCCTTTAGAGCATCCCGTCCGTTGTGTGGCTGCAGAGGCGTTCCATAGCGCTCCCTCCCAACGGCATCTCTGTTTGACATATCAGCCAGCACCAAGTCCCAAACTGATGGAAGGTTGTTTGATCTTGGTGCTGGCTGTTCCAAGTTATCCGATGCCACGCAGTCTACCTCCGAAAGTTTGCCACAGAATTAGAAGGGCAACTAGCAACACAACAACCCAGATGATGTTCATAATAGGCGGTGGGATAGCAATGCCGATCTGGCCCAGTACATAGATGATCAGATAGATCACCCCTACCAAGATGCAGAGGTAGATCAGCATCATTATGACCGACTCAACCATCACGAGCCTCCTTTTCTGCTCTGGCTAGGTCGTCTAGGGTAGCGTTATGCATCTCCAGCAGGTAGTTGCAGCCCTGCTTCTCAATGTCCGTTACCGCCCCACACTGGTCGCAGGAGCCCGTCTTGTGAAAGACGTTGGGCGTCTCCATCGTTAGGCGTTGGCCGCACTTTGAGCAGCTGAATTTCTGGTAGCAGAGGCGGCCCTTCTCCGCGTGCAATCTTACCGCTTCGCACACCGTCTTGAATGGGTGATCCGTTGGCGGCTTTAGCACTGCCAGTACGTTCTTGTCCTTCATTGTGTAGTCCTCCAAAGAGGGTGAAGCCTACCAGCAGGCCACCCAGCACTATCATCGCTATGCCTACATCTACCCGCTTACGTAGACTGGACATACCTTCAGCTAGGCTTTCCCCAGTGTCCCTGACCTTGTCTCGCAGAATGCGGGGAAACTCTGCCTTCTTGGCCTTGAAGTGGTCCATAGTCTTGGCCTCTACGAAGCCCATAATCTCTTCCATCGTAGAGGCAGCGAAGGTGCCTATGCCTGGGATGGTGACCAGGAAGCCCCCACAGCCACACTGCATGATAGTAGGAACGATCGTCTTGACGATGCCGCCCGTAGACAGTTGTGTATCTATAGTCTGCTGCATTGATTGTGCCTCTCTACCGATAGGTGGCAATCCGTCCCAGGCCCTCTCACTCTCAGTTGAGGGCTTCCAATCTACGTCTATGTCATCCTCTTGCTTCGACATTCCCCGTCTCCTCTGCTTGACTTAGGACTATGGGTCTAGACACATATCGGGCCATAGCACCGTCGTAAACGAGGTAGTTTATACGTCCGAACTTGAATGCTAGGATGCTAGCTGCAATAGCATTGACTGTGCTAGGCCCACTGATCAGTAGATAGTCCCCCGGCCCTGCGTTGGCTAGCTTACCTTCTATACGCCTATATAAATCGTTGATCTTAAAACGATCTTGTACGCCTTCTGTCAAGAATACCAGTTCCCCGAAGCGGTTGGCATCGGAGAAGTCATGATAGGATTTGTTAGGAACGAACACCTTAGGGTGTCGTATTTCATGGAAGGGCATTTCTACCTTGTTCTCTTGTCAAGCGGGGCTCCAGAGGAATGAGGGATACCCCCGGAGCCCCTATTCACCCAGTCAACGCTGCGGGAAGCGTGAAGAGCTGACTGGGTGAGTTCCTGGTTAGTTAGCTCTAGCCCTGATCTCCTTGGCCAGAGCGGTCCTGTCAGCCGGAGACATGCGGGCGATCTCTTCCCGAGCACGCTCTAGCGGCGACTTTGCCGCCTTTCTCAAGCCGGGCTTCCACTCGGCAACGGCCGCTTGGATTTCCTCAGGCGACTTCCCCGCGTCGAGCATACCTCGCATGAATGCCTGAACGGCAATAATCAGACTGCGCTTGACGTGACTGAAGATCACGTCCTCGCCAAACTGCTCTTGGAGGGCGGCCACTGTGTCGCCCAGCTCCCAGTTTGCAGTCACTGAGTTGCCGTTGGTACGCTCTGCTTTCACTTCGATAGCTGCCACTTTTTCTCTCCTTTGTTAGGCGTGCCGCATGGCACAACCGACACGCCATTTATGGCACCGGCAGCGCCATATTTCAATCAGTTTTTTTAGGCAGATCATTGTCTCCTTTCAACTTGGCTTGGCTCTTTCGCTTCTGTTCACGCCATCTAGCACGAACCTCTTCAGATGACTTGAACTTTCCCTTCCTTGGTCCTGTCTTGTAGGTATCATGCACAAGTGCAACTTCCCGAGCCACAGCTACCCACTTCATCTGATAGTCGTGGGCCAGGTTGTCGAAGAAAACCTGAGGCTGCTGCTGATAAAAGGCGTTGTAAGCAGCCTCAGCCATGAGGTAGTCCTTAGGTTTCTTGTCTGCCATTGTGTTGCCTATCAGTAGGGACAGCCCACTACCAAGCCACCCGCAGTAACCCACTTACCCATATCAAGCGGATGGAGGGCATCTGGCTTTAGGGTGATCCTGTCGGCAGGAACGACTAGGATATTATAGGGAGAACCATCCCGCTGGAACTCGTCTCCATAGGATAATCCATATGTAAGAGTTCCATGATGGCTTGTATTCTGCCAAGGTCCTTGGTTGGAAGGATAGTACATGATGGCACAGTTTCCTACTACATGCAGGTCACCGTATAGCGTGCGAGGAGGTTCTGATTGGTAGTTAACCAGAAGCCTGCAGCCAGTCTTGACGATTGTGCTCATTGTGTTATCCTACTGTGTATTTGTAGTACCTTATCCAGTGTCGCCAGGCATACCGAAAGATCACTTCTTGACGAGCCTCCATTCTAGACCAACAGCCGCCGCTACTCCCACCATAGTCATATGGTTAGGATAACGGGTCTTGCCCGACCGAAGCCGGGCAATGGTCCCTCTGCAGAGGAAGGTCTTGTGGTAGATGTCGGCATCGGAGTAGCTATCTGTCTGGGCAACTAGCTTCTCGATGTCGTTGTCCCGCTTGGGTTTCTTAGGCCTGGTCATGACCCACCTCCGGCTTCTCGTCGTTAATCTTATGTAGTTGTTCCATAATAACGTCAGGCGGTTCCATTACTGTGATTTCGTAATTAGGAATATTCATAGTTAGCTCAGTTACATTCACTGGATCGCTATGAGGAATAGGGATAAAGCCAAGTCGCATCTCCTGTACTCGGCTCATGTTGACCCAGCACGATCTACTCGTGACCGCTCCAGCGCCATCCACCGCTACCTCGGTCAGTTCTACAAAGATATTCTTCATCTTGTGTTCCTTGTTACGTTGTTGGTAGACCTACGAAGAGGACTATGAAAGCCAGGTAGGTTAGGCTAAGCCATGCTAGCGTTAGCCAGAACCAGAGAGATATCCAACTCTTAGTTTCAGCGTCTATATCCATTCTGCCGCCTTTCTCTCCTTCAGGAATATCTTAAGTTCCTTGACTTCATCCAAGGACTTTATCATCTTGGTGCTGTCAAGTTCAGGAGCACAGAGTTTAGTTAGAAGATGCATCAGGATGATTGTGCCTTCTTCTCCATCCCCGTCGGTCAGGAAATCAAGAAGGTTCTGCATCTTGGCGACCTTTACCATAGTCGGGTCTTTTGTCATGTCCATACCCATAGGAGGTTAACAATCAAGCCTGCTACTGCGATGATCCTATGATCGTGGTCGAGGATAGCCAGCAGGGTTACCACTACCAGACCAAGGGTGACTAGCCAATCATGTTCCTTGTGTCGCACGATCACTCTCCCTCTCCAATGAAGATAGATATAGCGATGAGGAAGGCCAGGAGGGCGGCAGCCCCCACATACATCTCCTTAGCTCCGATGACTATGGCGCTGAAGTAGAGAAAGTGGAGAAGGCCCTCCCAAGCATGGACCTTCTTCCATGCCTTGGAGGTGATCCAGTGGCGGATCAGATCATATTCGTAGCGATATAGCTTGATCCCATGTAGGAGGAGGCGTCGCATCTTGTTTGATCCTTGTGGATATTGTACGTGGGCGGAGGATCGCCTGGGAGGCCTGTGGATGGCCCCACGGGTGGGGGGCATAGCCCCCCGTCCCCGAGGCCGGATCGCGACGGCCGGGCAGCCTGGGCAGGCCCGCGATCATTCCGGGTCATCGGCCTCCCCCGCGAGCTTCTCCCGCGCTGTGTCAATAAAGACAATGGCATCTGTGACATTTCCAAACTTAGTTTGAGCCTCCTCTGACTCATCTCCATCACCCTCCATCTCGTCAGCGATGGATTGCAGTTCGTCTGAGTGTACTGCTAGTGACATTATGATACGCTTCAGGATAGTATCGCGATCGTCTGCCATTTTGGAACTCCCGTGTTGACAACAAAAAGGGTCTGCCCCGGCGCAAGAGGCAGACCCCATGCTAGTCTAGGCTAGGCAACGGCCTCTTCGGCTTGCCGCTCAGCCTCGTCCTCGTTCTCCGGGTCGATGTAGCCGGCCTCGACCGCCCAGTGGGCAGCCATGGTGCAGGCCATGAACTTGGAGAGACCGACTGCCTTCAACGCCCTGACGGCGACGTTGAGAGCCTCAATAGCATCCCCTTCTTCGATACCGGAAAGGAACGTCTCCTTGATGGTATTCACATCTGCGATCTTGGTCATTGTAGACTCCTTGTAGGCCCCGCTGTGGGAAGTGGGGCAGGCCAGGACGCGGGGTGTGACCCAGCCTGCCCCTATGGTGGAGAACCGAGAGAGAACTCCACCAATCTGGGTTACTTCTTGGAGGGCTCTGTCTTGACAGGGGCGCTGGGCTTCTGCTGCTCCTGCCGCGTTGGGCTAGTGCCTGGCTTACCTGCGTCCTTGGACTCAGGCACCGTGCCAACAGCAAGGTCGAACATCCTCTTATAGTCCTCCAGCTCACCTGAGCCGGTGGCCCTCAGTTGATTGTTCTCCTTGACAGTGACCTGCATCTTGCCGCCACCCCTCTCGAAGGCGATCACATAGTTGTTACTCAACTGTATGATATGCTGGGTCTGCATGTTGTGTCTCCTGATCCTGCGAGATGGTTCTCGCCTTGTTAGCTTTGTTTAGGAGCATTAGGGTACGTACTATCAAGTGGATGAAGCTCAGCTCCCGAGCAGTCAGTCGTAGCTCGAACTCTTCCTCCATAGCAGCAATTCTCCAAACGCAAAAGGCCCTCGGCCTTGCGGCCGAGAGCCCAGTGCTTGTTAGTCTTGTACTTTCTCAACCCTAATGTAGGTGCCGCTCACGCCTTTCTGCTCAGCTACAAGACGATAGCCACGTTCTTGCAGGTTCACAGCTAGGACCTCAAACAGGCGAGGATGTGTGCTAGCATGTTGAGATAGAAGTGTTACTAAACCCTCGACTACATGAAGGTCTAGCAGATCGGAGCGTTTAAGAGCAGTTGTCATGTTGTGCCGCCTCCTAGAACGGCGATCCAGTGGGAGGCATCGGGGGACGGGCTTGACCGTCCCCCTGGCTTGTCAGTCTTGTAGCCGGGCTCTATAACGACGGGAGGCCGCTGCCCGACAGATGCGGCACTCCACCTTGCCATTTCGCCGTCGATAGGCATTCCTGCCCTCAACCCTGTGCCCATGGCGGCACAGACGCCCCGGTCTCAAGAGACCGAGATTGGCAACCACTTCCATGTCCTCTTGGGAGGCCCCAACATGGAAGTCGGCAATGGGTGATGGCTCTGGGGATGGGAGAAGCCATCTCTGTAGGGATGTAAACATAGGTGCCGCCCTCCTTTCGCGGCCTTCCATTGCGGTAGAGGGCGATTGTACTCTCATAGAACGCCTCACTGTATCCTTGACTAGGCTCGACTCAATGCAGGGGATTTAAGCGGACTTCTACCGCACCTAGTCTGCTCCCTTTGTCCACAATTCAGAACCGCTGGCGCGGTTGAAAGGGCGGCCCTGGCAGGGATGCTAGGCGGGGCGCCTGCCAGGGCCTAGACGCTACTCCGGGGGGTTTGGAGCAGCGTCAACTGGGTCCTCTTCTGCCAAGGGCTCAACAGGAGGTTTCCAGTCATGCAGTAGACTGGCAATAGCCGCCAGCTTATGATGCGCCTCTGAGTCCTTGTGGACGTAGAAGCACAGATCAACGGTCTCTTCCATATCGAAGTAGAAGGTGAACCAGTTGGTATCTCCGTAGCCGGAGACGTCCTTCAGGCGGATGTTATTGACGCTGTGAAGGGATATCATAACCTGCCCCTTACGATCCGAAAGGACCCGTTGGTGAAGTAGTCTGAAGCGGCCCATCTGTTCTTGAGGGCCACCAGTTCAACCCTGGCCTGGAGTTCAGCCTCCTGGGAGGAACCAACCATGCGAAAGGTCAGGGTCTCCCAGTCAGTTCCCGTCTTAACCTGTAAGATCAGCATAGGCCCCTCCTGATCCTGGCGTGATGTCACTGAAAAAACGATCATAACACATCATGGCGGTAGGGACAAGCGATTTATTTAGTGGGGTTCCGTTGTCTTGCTGGGGCGAAGAGGCACTACCTTGTCGGACTCCTCTACTCCACCTATCAGGGATATTCCTGTATATAGCCTGGCACGACTGCCAGTGCCAGCAGGTCGGCATTCTCCCAACTCGGGCAGAATAGCCCGTAGATCACGCCCAAATATCTGCGTTGATCCAGCTTGAATACGCTGCTTCATACACCAGTGTTCCCATGCCAGGAACAATCTCGACTTCTCAATGGAAAGACCAGCCCTGACGTCACAGCGCTCTTCGAGGAAGTCAGCCAGAGGGCTAGATATCTGACGGATGGCTGCAGCTGTTTCTACAGAGGATACCGGCTGTCTGAAGCGGCCCTGCTCTCTCAATCGCTGATACCCCACAATGGCCCAGTTGAGGATGCCTGGAGCCTCTTGGGAGAGACGGTCAAAGAGGGTTGGGTCCTCATGGCCGGCGAAGGTTCTGGTTAGCTTCAGAATAACAAATCGTTCCAACAGAGCCCCAGACATATCTGCTATGGCTGGCAGCTCATTGGTGAAGACGGTGAACCTGGTTGGGAGAGCGCCTATCCACATGCCAGAGAACTTGCGATTGATAGGTATGGCGTCTTCACCTGATATTGACAGAAGACGCTCGGCGATGATAGCAGGGTCCATTCGCTTTGAGAACCTGGCATCAGGTATAATGCAGGCAGGCCGTCCTATGAGATGCTGAAGGCCGAAGGTTTCTCCTAGAGAGGCTAGAGTCAAAGCGGCCACAGAGTCCTTGCCCAGAATTAGGCGCATGATCCTGCCAATAGTGCCCTTTCCTCCACGACGAGGTCCAACAATCAGCATAATCTTCTGAAGGCTAGTGTCTGGTGTTAGGTTGTATCCAAACCAGTCTTGGAGGGTATTCTTAGCCTCAACATCAGTCATGAATACCTCATCCAGAAACTTATGCCATTGACTGGGTCTGGGGGCCCCTGGATCATAGCGGACATCGGAAGCATAGAGATTGAAATAGGTAGGAGTGTGTGGATACAGTCTGGCTGTGGGGACATGCAGGAGTCCATTGGAGACGGATATAAAGTCTCTAGGGGATAGAGCAGAAAGCTCCGGCGGAGCCCCTGGTAGCCAAAATGGTGCCTCCTTGCCGTCGTCGATAGAACATACAGCCTTCATGGCGGACAGGATGGAGTTGACTTGTGATTGCTTTGGCTTCACAGCGATCCTCTTAGTTTTGCCACTATCAATCTCAACAACGCGGTCTGACTCTTCCAAGGTGAGCCAGATATGCCCCCTGACAAACTCGTCTGGAATAGTTCGAAATGTTCCCTTATAGAAAGCCCAAAATGATCCTCTGTAATAGTGGCCCTCTCTGGGCTTCTTAAACACGATATCTATGATTTTTCTAGCAGATAGGATATGGTCATGAGAGTCTATTACATATCGTGACATACTGGTTGCCCTATTTTGAACACAGTCCCCAGTCCCATCCGGTCCACGGTCGGGTCCTTATTGTACCCCCCATTATATAGGCCTCAATTTAATCGATACCACAAGAAGGGCAAGACCGCGGACCGGGCGGGACCGGATATAAATTTAGGAGCCAATAGGCCACATATGGAGCTGATATGCTGCATATCTAGGTGCCAATTGCACATAGTGACGATGATCAAAATTTGATTGGGGTCTCTGGTTGACACCAAAACGCCGATATGGCTGTCATACCAGATGCATCCCAAGATCACACACACCAGATCCACTTTGAGCCCCGACGTTCTGCGTGTCTGGGCGGCCATTCAGGCAGCCATCTCTAAGGAGATCAAAAGTGCCCAAGACAACCAACCCCGAGAGATGGGCCGAGATCAGGAAACATCTGGGAACAGACCAATTCAGGCTGTTGTGGATAAAGCCTGAGGAGAATGTACTGCTGGGCTGGTGGAAGATTTGTGATTATCTAGGGGTAAAGGACAGGAAAACACTGCAAATTTGGGTCGATGAGTGGGCCCTACCAGCCATCAAGAGGCCCGATGGAGTATGGATGACCACTATGACCAGTATCGATCAGTGGATTATGCTGGCCAGTCAGACACAATACGAGAATAGGACCAACAATGGCGAGACCACCGGCCAAAGACGGGCACTTAAAGCACAGCTTAAGGCACAAACCAAGATGGAACGGGGACCAACTCAGGGCCCAGTTGAGCCTGTATGATAGGAGGCCTTTCCTCGATCTGTTGGCTGAGTGGCTGGAGTGCTCTCCAGACCCAGAAGACATTAAGCGGTTTGCCTCTAAATATCCAGATAGATATGCAGGCGCAATTAGGCAGCTGGCGCAGATAGGCGGCTTTACTGAGAAGAGGGAGGTCTCAGTAGATGTCCATGTCAACATACGTACTCTCAGTGACAGTCAGCTGGAGGATAGGCTGAAACAACTAACTGGTGAACTGGGAATGCCTCAGATAATAGACGAAACTGCTGAGGTGATTGAAGAATAAGATGAAATAAAATGATCTGATTTGAAATCTTAAAAGCGTCAGCGGAATGCTTATATTAATAGAATAAAAATCTGAGATGATATCGGCCACTTGGCCAATATACAGCGTCTAATTCGATCACATTAAGTTGATTGAGAATTCGCACTAGCTGCCATCAAAATGCCACAATCATAGCGCATATTGGTCTGGTCAGACGGGCATCCCGCCCATCTGGTCGACAAGGGACCATCCGCAAGGGTGGACAATACAATGTCTAATATCGACCAAGCCACTGTTGCCAATGAGACACCAGTTGCCGAGACGACACCTCGTCTTCGTGAGATCCCGGCAGGTGAAAACTTTTCGGCGGTGACCCAGTACCTCGGCGATAAGAAGGTGAACGCTGTCTTCGCCATCCGCCGCGCCGAGGGCAAGCCGCGCTTCGAAAAGAAGTGTCTATTCGACTTCAGTGGTGTGACCGAGGAGCAACTGTATCTCCTCGCGATGTACGGTGCTAAGGTGAAGATCCAGTCACGACTTCGTGATGTAGGCGAAGCCGAAATGCTGGACCCCAACACGTTGGCCACAGTGGACGTGCTAGCAGACGTGGTTCAGGCGCCACGTAACAGTGTCGACAGTGTCACTGCTGCAATCCGGCTACTAGCCCGGAAGTCCGGAGCCACTGAGGACGATGTGCGGGAGGCCTTGGCCTCGTTCGTTGCAACCGAGTAACAGTGCCCTAAAAAGCCCTCGATGGAGATGGCCCCTTGAACGGGGCCATTTCTGCGTGTGTTCCCCTTCTGTCTCGGTGTGTCA